AAAGGTCTTCTGATGTTAGTTCCTAATACTTGATCATAAACTGTAGAAGTTCCAGCAGGTACTAATACTCCTTCAACAGAATTGATACCATTGATTCCTCCACGAGTTGACGCATCGTTTAAGTATTTCCAGTCAGTCTTGTAGAAGTCGTAAGAACCTCTTCTGAAACCAGAGAAACCTAAATTTAAAGCCATTTCCTCAGAATTTTCAAATAATCCAAAAGCAGTACCTCCAGCGAATCCACCAGAAATAGAAGCTAACATATCGTCAAAGTCCAAAGATGTTTGTCTTTGTAAGAATAACATGTTTTCTTCGATAGCTCCTTGAGTATCTAAGTTCTTTAAAATAGCATCAAATTCATCTAAACCAGCAGCAGCAGTAAATCCTACTTCTACGTTTCCACGTGTTTGAATAGCAGAGAATAAACCTTCAGATCCTGGAGATGTTGTTGGTACAGCAGGTAATTGATTATACTCAGCTTCTACCATACTCATTTCTAAATAGTCTTCAAAACGTAATCTAGTTTCAGATTGAGCTTTTAAATACCATAAGTATCCTGATGTTCCATCTTCAGTCGCAACTTCTACCCATCCGATTTGTGCCATATCAGAACCATTTACTACGTATTGGCTTCTTAATATGATAGGAGAGTTAGAAAATTGAGTTAATTGAGGCTCAACAGAGATACGCCCTTGATTCGCTCCACCTGCAGCAAAAGCACCATCCATGCTTTGACCTTTTTGGTATTGAGAACCGTATACAAACACTTTACATCCAACCGCTGCTAGAGCTGCAGTTATTTGAACATTATCAAAAGGCTGTACTACAATATCAGTTGCAGCAATAAGAGATCCAGCGTAAGCTCCAGAATCAGTTACTAATGCTTTGCTTTCTTCTCCTGTTGCAGGATTTAAAAATACAATAGTATCATTGATTGAGATAACATTCTGTAATCCAGCTGTTCCAGGAGCGAATAATGTAATAGTACTAGTCGTACCAGCACCATTTACAACTCCAACACCTTGATAAGATATATGTAATCTGTTTTGTTCAGACCAAATTACTTGATCACTTGTCATTGGCATTTCAGCGCCAACCATTCTTAAGAATCCAGATAACGTTCTGTTTCCATAACGCTCTACTTCTTGTTCATAAATTTCTGGTAAATACTGTTGAGCGAATGTATTTGTATCGCCAGCTCCTGCACCACCGTTAAATTGTAGGTAGTTACTGTTTAAAATCTCTTGCGACTGCGAAGGGATTAAACTACCAAATTGAGGACTTAAACTCATAATAATAATTTTTTAGTTAAATTTTTTTGTTTTTATTTTTAATCTTGAAGAATCTTGACCGCTTATAGACCTAACCTTTAAACCATTAATAAATTTACCTTCTTGCACCTGTCTAGGTTGTGTGCTTAGATTTTTAGATTTACCTATGATATCCTTGGTAGCATCTGATTTTCCTTGCTCATAAAAGTGATTAATAATAGTGTCTGCGTTAGATGCCATAAACAAAGCTTTGTGATAACCTTTAGTGTCTGTTACTTTACCTTCTTTGTTTAGAAACTTTCCTACAAAGTTGTTAATGTTAGACTGGTCTTCTGCGACTTTACTTGGATCCTGTACTCCATACCTAAACTTTTTTCCACTAACATCAAATTCAAAACCTTTGAATTCGTTATTGAAATAGTTATTAGTTTGAGATTTAAAATCCTCATGCTGCCTAGTAGCTGTTTCTTGATCTTCATTGTAACGGTTGAAAAAATCCATAGCTTTTTGTTGTTCCTGAGTTACGCCGGGTCTCAACTTGATTTCGTCGTAATATTTACTCTTGGTTTCTTCCAAAAAGTTTTTAGCTTTTGCAACTTCTTCTTTAAACGCAATTTTTTTCTTGCGTATATCTCTTTCCTCATCTATGTCTTCATCGTAATCGTAGTCTTCTAATAGTAGGCTAACGTCATCTGATTCTAAATAAGGTTTTGTTTTTTTATAGTATTCTTTTAATAGTGTTTTATCATCAACAGAAGAATAGTCTGCATTTAGTCTAACGTAGTCTTCAACAGTTCCTCCAGTATCTTCCATAAAAGCAACTAGCTTTTCAACGTTTTCTGGTAAAGGCTTACCTAAAATTTTTTCATCTCTTACTGCTTCTTTTGCTTCTTGAACTACTTGCTTTACTTCTTCAGTTATTTCTTGCAGCGGCAAATCTTCTTTAACATCTTCAATGGGCCCTGAGTTTCCTTGTCCCACTTCTTGCAATCCCACTTTGGGTTGTTCTGTATGTAACACGCCGCTCTCTGTGCTTTGCTCTTGAATGGCATTCGCTTCTTGTTTTAATTCGTCTTTAGATATAACAACTTTTGTTACATCTGGCTCTAAATTTACTAAAGGTTCTTTAATATTAACCTTTACTATTTCAGGCGCTTTGTTTGATAATTGTTTTGGTCTTTTGGATTTTCCTTTTAAACTAAAGTCTCCTTCCTGCTTAACAGGTTCATTTGTTTTTGTTTCTGACATAATATAATATAATTAAATAATTGTTTGCAATTTTAACTAGGGCCAAACTCTTCTAGTCCAAAACCACCCAGAACATCATTACCTGATGATTCAAAATTCTTAGGTAATCCTTCTGTTTGTCTTTGTTGTATTAGTTCGGATTGTTGTGTTCCTTGTAATTTTATTCTTTGATCTTTTCTATCTTCAATTTCTTGCTCTTTTGCTTTTGTTGCACCCATTTGAGCCTGAGCTAGTTGTATATTGTATTGAAACTCTTCAGCCATTAGCTCTCTTTTTATTTGAGCCTCTGTCTGCATTCTTTGTATTTCAAATTGTGATTTAGCTTGTTCAATACTAACTTTCTCCTGAGTTAATGCTTGTTGTTTTTGAACTTCTGCCATAGCCGCTTTTTCTGCAGATTCAGCATTGGCTTGAGCTTGAGCTTGAATATTTGCTTGCTGCTGCTCTTGTTCTCTTTTAATTTTTTGTGTTTGTCTTAGTTTTATGAATTGATTAGCTAATTTAGTATTTTTTATTTCTCGTATATCTATTGCATCAGATAAAGCAATTGCTCCTGTTTGCAAAGCTATTTGAATGTTTTGCTCAAGTAAAGCTTTTTCTTCTTCTTCAGGCTCTAATTGAATATAAATACCAAAATCATGCAATTGTAAATTCATTAGTTCTTCCAACGTTTCAGCATTAAATGTACTTATGGAATTTATTAAAGAATTTTCAGTTAAAGGGTTTTGAATTAAATCCGCTACTTTTAAACTTACGTTTTCGCAAGTTCTAACTGTTAAGTATAATAATGACTCTAGTAAATGTTTTGTAGCTGTGTTAGAGGCGTTAGCGGCCATTTTTTGTAATCCAAGTAAAGCATCTTTGTCTGGAGCACTACCATCTCTTGCCTCGTTTAAACCAGTTACGTCTCTTATCATTTGAAGATAATATTGATACGTACCAATTAAACTTTGTATTTTAGCTTGTCCCGATGACGATGACAATTCTTGAATAGGAACTTTACCTCTATTTAATTCACCATCTTGCGTGAGTGATCTACCAACAATAGAACCAGTTTGGAAATACATATTTAATGCTTCCGCTGGATTATAATTAGTTCCATTACCTAAATCAACTTCAGCTAAACCATCCATATCTAAGAATACACCATCTGGTACTATTCTAGACATTACTTGTTGTAATTTTAAATGGGTTAATTGAATCATATCAGCAAAACCTGTAATTTTACTTACTAAAGATTCTATTCTACCCTTATACATTCTAGGCGCAGATATACAGTAATTCATATTTACTTTAGTTGTATCCGCGGTAGGTCGGGTCATATTTTCTGCCATCTTCCACTCCAGCATGTAATTGTTTCCAAGAACTTTAGCTCCAGTATATAAAACTTCTATAGATCTAGATACTCTATCAAAATTATCATTTTCTGGTGGATTAAAGGTGTCAGGTTTTTCTAATGTTTTTTCTAAGCCTTGATCTGTTTTCTTTATTTTAAACACTTGATCAACATAAGTCTTGTACTCAAAGTACATAACCTGCACAGTGTTTTGATCATAATTTGCCCAACCAGTAACGTATTGAGAATTGCCTGGCATATTTTGTATTCTTTGAAGCTCTTCATCTGGTATATCCGGAAATTGTTTTTTTAATTCAGGAATACTTATAGCTTTAACTTCTCCTACATAATATATGTCTTCAAAATTTGGATCTTCCGTGTATGAATAAACTATACGAGCGGGGTCAACATAATCAATTTTAATACCTTCGCTTAAATCAAATCTTGTTTTTACTGCTCCTATACCTAAAACAGCTAAATCGTAAGCAACTCTTGCTTTAGTTTGATCATATTTATTAAACGCTAAAACATTATTAATAACCTCTTCTTCTGCTATTTCAACATTCTGCTTGTAAGTCATTTGCATGTGAATATCTAATTCCTCTTTGCTTTCTGGAAGATCTTCTAAATTTCCAGTTCGAGCCATATCCATCCCTAATTCTTGCTTTATATTTTCAAGCATAGGTTTAGCATTCATGTCTTTTTCAATAGCAGCCGCGTAATCTGTTCTGCTCTTAACAGAAAAAGGATCTTGTGCAAATGTCGTAATATCATAAGATTTGTTAGCCATTCCGTTAACAACAATATCTACAAATTTAGATATAACAGCAACAGGTTTCCAATCTAAATTAAGATAAGATAAGTCTCCGTTTATTGATAATTCATCTTTATATTTTTGAACACTTTGTTCACCCCTAGCGTATAATCTTAACCTATGAAAGGTAGCGTAAGATTGAACGTATCTATTTCCAGCTCTTCCCTCTTGAAACCATTCTCCTTCTATAGCTCTACCTACTTGTATACCATAATCTAAGCTAGATTTTTCAGCCTCGCTTACTACCTGGCTTGGAAATGAACTGTTAGTGTTAGTCTGTATTATCATTTATTTTATTATTTTAGACATACCGCCTTTATTGTCGTATCGTTTAATACCTAAATCTATAGCTTTATATTCTACTTTAGCTCTAGGTATATATCTATTTTTATTGCAAGCCATTAATGCTAATCCTGAACTTATAGAGGCATCATGCTTCGTTCTATTGTTTATATTAAATCTTGCCCAATCCTCTAATGTTCTTTGAAAATACATATTTCCATACCCTGTTTCTAGTAATCCTACTCTGGTATTTATGTATGTTTCTATAGCTGCCGCATGTGCTTGTTTTATATCTTCACTTGAATTAGGTATTCCACCTATTTCTCTTTCTGTTACGGAAAGCTTTAATTTATCAGGTCTATTCATAGAGTATCCCCTATAGCCTCTTCTTTTAAAATGATACAGTAATCTAGGCTTATTATTCTCGGCTAATATTGGCATACCATAAAATACGCAAGCCATCAATACATCTTCAAAAAATATTTCTGCAGTTTGTGGTCTTGCTATATATTCTAAAAAGAAATGATCCGGAGGAACATTTTCCATACTAAATTTTGTTAAGCCATGCAAAGAGCCATTAGATCCTCTTCCATCTACAGTACCTGATATATCATAACTATCACACCCAAAAGCGCCGCAATGCTCGTTTCCTGGATATTTCTTACCATTTTTAATTATCATTCGGTTTTGCAGCTCAATTGGTGGCACCCAAGACACTTTGAATCTACCATCTTTATTTGGTATAAATATAACTCTAGAATCTTTAACACCATCTTGCCATTGAAAACTACCTGTAGTTATAACAGCGGTATTTTTTAAATCAGCATTATAATCTATTTGCTCATATATTTTAGCTAGGTTAAATAAAGATTCTTTAGCTTCGTCTCTGAAAGCATGTTCTACTGTTCTTGGAAACTGACGATAAAATTCATTAAGACCGTCTTGATCTTCTTTCAACCCCTCAACTTCGTTTTGCCAATACTCTATTACGCCCGTATCAATTAAATCTCCTTGAGGTCCTTCAACCGGTTTTTTTGGTGTATTGAATACAGGTAAGCCATAAGAATCAATGTATCCTTCGTAGTTCCATTCCATAGGTATGAACAAAGAATAGAGTCCTGAACGAGTCTGTCCATTGGCGTTTCTTTTGTTAACGTCTGAATCATAATATAATTTCTTGTAGTTAGCCCCTCCTTTGTCTAATGCGTTTGATGTTGATCCCATCATACACTTGCCTATAATTCTAGATCCTAATCTTAAACAAGTTTTAGTTACCCTCCAGTTGTTTAATATATTTGTGGGTTTTTCCCACTTGCCACTTTCATCGTGTACTAATAGTTTTAATTTTTCACCGTCGTACGAGTTGTCCCCTGTGTTCTTCCAGTCGATCGTGGTGTCGAGCCCGGAGATCTCCTTAAGTTTCTCGTTGGTGTCAAGTTTCTTTCTGGTAAACTTCGACGCCGGTACCCTGTACGCGAGCTCTGTCTTCGGCCTGTCCATACCGTCCTGGATTGGTTTGAAGAAGAAGGGGTAATTAACTGAAATGGGTACGACCTTATCAGTAAACATCTTTTTGGCGTCTGGCCCGGACTTGGATAAAATCCCAAATCGAGAATCTGTGGATATTGTTGCCTGATTAACCGTCTCGCCTGATGCCATGAAAGAGAAACCTGACCGTCTGTTCTTAAGATAACACATTCCGTAACACCGTTGATCTGCCTTACAAGCCTCCCAGAATAAATAGAATAATCTGTTTGATTCCCTAAAGTCTGGTTGCCCAACATCAATCTTGGA